TGGGGCGAAAACCCAAGGTCGGTGCTGCGCATGCGACTTACACGGCCCGAAGGCCTACCTAACTTCGGAAAATTCCCTAACGTCATCCCAGTCCGTACGGTGATCTATTGATCTACGCCGACGGATTTACCCCCACTTTCTTTAAGTTTACTTCTACTGATACGCGACCAGCCGGCTAACGGACAGTAGCACCTTTCGGTACTACGCCCTGTTCCCTCCGGCCATCACCATACCTCCCCGCAACATTGCTGCTACGGCGGCTCCAGGCAAGTGTCGTGCCACGTGAGGGATACCTCCAATTAAGGACTCTTTGAGCCTCACGCTCACACCCCGTTGCAGGGCTGACACCAGACGTATCATTCAAAGACAAGCAAACTAGTAACATCCGGCATGCTCAAGCACTACGAGCTACCGGTACTAGCGCCATACTCATGGGTCATCCGCCGACTTTGACAATAGGAAGCAATCAAGGCATCCCGTCGAAGACGTCCGCTCGTTCATAGTCAGCAGGGGGTTCAAAGGACATAAGTCCTCGTTCCCGCTCCCACTCAACCAATTCCTTAGCAGTACACCCTTCAACCAACTCTTCTACACGTCCCTGATCATCAGGCCACCAACAAGTGGTGGCCCGACGACGATACTCCCAACCCAACGCTGGCGCGGGGTTAACGCGACGAAGAGTAGCAAAAGCTTTCAAAAACCGAAGTCTTTTACTCGGCTTCTTCCACTCCTTCCAACGTCTTTCCCATCCCGTCCCTAGAACATTAATCCAATAATCTTTAACGAGTTGACCTCGTGTTGGAGAAACGGTCCAAGTCAGGGATATCAACTCCTGCCAAAAAGTCTTCTGCAAGGCGTCCACACGCGCTTGCGGAGTCCCAGGCCCCTTAGGTAGAGAAGGCGCAAAAGGCAACTCATACCAAACGGGAGAATAAAACTCGACTTTACCGGTAACCCGGCAGGACTTGACGTCCACTCTTTTCCATCCCCCGGGGACAGACCCCCACTTCAGCTTACTGGGACTCTCAGGCAACACGTCCGAAGACGCATGCACAGAGTCAAAGTACCAGCACTCTCTTTTCCAGAGTCCCGACTCTTTCAGAGAGGATACCGAAGCGGGGATACCAAGCCCCCTCCTGACAGACCGTCCGGAAAGCGATATGAAACCCCTGAAGTGCTTAAGAAACAGCACCTCAGCACGTAACTTCGCCTCCAACCTGAAACCTCGAGTGAAAGATCTATACGAGCCTGCGAGGGCTCCAAAATCTTCAAAGGCCTTGCCAAAGCAAGCTACTCGGGTTACAGGGATGAGTCTAGGCATCTTATTCGTCCTCGCCCAGAAGAAAGAACTGTTAAGTGAGAAATACTTCTCACTCACCAGGGTCTTACCGCGGCTCAGAACAAGTCCTACCGAAGACACAAATTCGGACCAGATTTCGTACCGTGCCCGATCCGATCGGAATACAATGTCGTCCCCGTTGATTTTGACGGGAATCGTCCTTGGGAAAACCCAACGAAAGGCGACATAGTTTTGGAGGCAGAGCAGAGGGAAACACAAAAGGTTCCCCATCAACTGCCCCTCCGACTGGATCGGTATCTTCAAATCCGGGTACTTGATACGACAGCGCAAGAACGCACGCGCTGCTTCCCAAATCGTAGCAGGTATATTTGAAGACATAGACTGGAGAGTATCG